TGACCGGTATTTCCACCCCTGTACGTCTCACCACCTATATGGTCGTGGAAAGCATTGGTGGTGAGTTCATTGAATTCAACATAGGGGCTGTCACCATGACTACTCTCCCAACCCAATCTCACCCTGAAATCACGATTATCAATGGTCGCGTTGTCACCACATCTCTTGCAGTAGCTAATTACTTTACTAAACGGCATGAGCGGGTTTTAGATAGAATTAGAAACCTTGAATGTTCCGCTGAATTTACTGAACACAATTTTGTGTTAAGTGAATACACCGACGCATCAGGCCGCAAACTCCCTTGTTACCAAATCACCCGCGACGGTTTTGCGTTTCTTGCCATGGGCTTCACTGGTAAACGTGCTGCCCAGTTCAAAGAGGCATACATCAACGCCTTTAACCTGATGGAGAAGAGTTTATCAGGTGCCGATGCGTCTGATATGTCAGCTGTCGCACGAAACGCCAGAGGCGTATACCTGCATTTGCGTGAAATCCATCAAATCTGGACAAGCCAGCTTTATCCAATGCTTAAGGCCGTTGAATCTCCGCTGGCTAGCAAACTGTACGACCGTGTTTGTGATGCTGTTTTTGGCTCTGCACTTGTTGATTCCAGGCTGAATGGTTCTGACAAGGAGGTTCGCCCATGATTAGTTACGAAATCATCATCTCCACTACGGAATACAGAAACGATGTATCAGTTCGCACGGATGTATCTGTCTGGCACCGTCGCTATAAATCCAGAAAAACAGCGGAACTGAAAGCGGCAGAGATGTGTGAAACCATCTCAATGAAAGGTAGCCCGGTTAAATACGTAACTACGGCGGAGGTGCGTCCATGATCCGCCACATCGTTAATTCCCTGTATCACCGATACAACCGTTGCCCCCGTGTGGGGCAGTGGTTCGCCACCAGCAACGGTCACGTTCTGCGGGTTTGCCTAGTCAACGCTGAAAGCCAGAAAGTCGTGTGCGAACTACAGGGGCGTAGCTACACCATCAGTTACCCTCTGGCGGTATTTCTGTCTGGAAAAATGTTTAAGCGTCTGGGAGGTGTGGCGTGAACTGTTTTCAGTTTGTGTGCGGATGTGCTTTCGATAACCCGATTCAGCGCCTAATTATGTTGCGTGTTTTGATGTCGGGTTCTTCAGACGGTGAAGGCGAGAGAGTTATTGATCATCAGGTGCTTGCTGATTTCTGCTGTTGTTCTAAGCAAGCGATATTCAGGGAAACCCTGGCACTGGAAAGAGCTGGTTATCTTCATATCCGAAAAATTGCAACGCTTACTATTGATGCAAAAGCCAGACTACAACCTGCGCGTGGCTACACAATTCTCATGCCGCGGAAGGAGGTTGTATGAGCCGTTACGCCCCCACACCGGAAGTTATGGCTATTGGTCAAATTAATATTTCCGGCAATGTTACACCTGCGAACTGGTGGAAATATATTCGACTACCCAGTGGGCGTCCGGATGCGACGGCTATCGCTCTGCTTTCAGAGATCGTTTACTGGTACCGCCCGACAGAGGTCAGGGATGAGCACACCGGAGCGTTGCTGGGATATCGCAAGCGTTTTCAGGGCGACAAACTGCAAAGAAGCTACCAGGCGTTTGCTGAGCAGTTTGGTTTCGGGAAAAGGGAAACCGCAGATGCGCTGAAGCGTCTGCGCGATGCAGGGTTTATTACTCTGGATTTACGCACGGTGGAAATGCTCGATGGGGTGAAATGCAGCAATATTTTGTTTGTCGGGATCAACCCACAGGCAATTGCGGCCATCACCACACCTTCTTCTGTTTCGCCAGAAAGTAACAGCAATAATGCAATCAGCGATACAGCTATTACGTTAAAACGGAACACCCCCCGACGTCATAACGGAACAGGGGATACGCCGAATGTTGATACAAATACAGAGATTACTACAGAGATTACAACGGAGACTAAAAACACTATTGATGCATCCGCTGACGCGTCTGCGCGTTCTGCCCGACAGGAATATTCACCGGAATTTGAACAGGCCTGGCAGGAATATCCCAAACGTGCTGGTGGCAATTCCAAGTCAGCAGCCTTCAAAGCCTGGAAAGCCCGTATCAGGGAGGGAATAAAACCGGAGACCATGCTTGATGGCGTGAAGCGGTATGCCGCCTGGGTACGTGCTACAGGAAATACCGGCACACAGTTCGTGAAGCAGGCTGCGACGTTCTTTGGACCCGATCGTCACTTCGAAGATTACTGGCAACAGCCAGCCGCTCACGGAGGTGGGCGACAGCGACAGGTCGATGTCCTGGCTGGCCTGGGAGCCATGTCTGACAAATTCGGTAAATCCAGTAACAAATTGACATTCTGAGGTGACAGCGATGATGACGATTGACCAACGTGAGAAACAAACAAGACTACAGGCGCGAATGGATGAGTTACGGGCAGAAATGGATGAGTTACGGGCAGAGATTGCATTTGCTCAGAAGGGCGAAAAGCCATGGCCTTATCGTTCCTGCCTGATGCGTGAAGGTCGCGGATATTGCGAAAAACACGGTAAATATCGTACGCATATACTGGTGTGGATCGATCGTAATGGCGAGGACAGAGAAAAAATTTCATGCTGCCCTGACTGCTTGATCGCTGAGGCCAGTGATTTGACCATGGAACTGTCGTCCCTCAAGGCGGAAGAACTGACTGATAACGCCGGAATTGCTCTGCGTTTTCGGGACTGCGAGTTTGATAATTATCTGGAGGTTAATCCTGACGCAGCCAGAAATCTTGCGGCCTGTCGCCGCTATGCGGAGAACTGGCCAGATATGCTGGAGAACGGTACCAGTCTTGTTATGACCGGCAGTTGCGGTACCGGGAAAAATCATCTGGCGGTATCAATGGCAAAACACATCATCCGTAACTATCTGGCCAGTGTGGAGATCACCGACGTGATGCGCCTTACCCGGGCTGTGAAAAACTGCTGGCGGAATGACAGTGAAAAAACAGCGGATGACGTCATTGAGCATTATGCGTCACTGGATTTGCTGATTGTCGACGAAGTCGGCGTTCAGTTTGGCAGTGCGGCTGAAATGGCCATTTTGCAGGAAATTATCAATGCCCGGTATGAGGGTATTTTGCCAACTATCCTGATCAGCAACCTTTCACCGGAAGAATTGTGGGCGTTCATCAGTCCCCGGATTGCCGACAGGATCACCGATGGCGGGCGCAACTGGTTGTCGTTTAACTGGCCCAGCTACCGTTCTCGTATCGGAGGTGTTGCCGCATGACCAGCCAGAACACCCCGGCATGGCGTAACGATGACCTGGAAGGCGCTGTCATCGGTGCGTTTTTTCTGCGTGGGGCCGATCCGGAAGTGATGGATATTCTGGCCACACTTCCGGCGGATGTATTTTTTGTGCGTCAGTACCGGGATATTTACGCGGGGATTTGCAGACAGGCTCGCATATCCGGCGTCATTGACCCCGTACTGCTGTGCAATGAGATGCCGGAACTTGCCCCGGTGATTACCGACACCGGACGCAAAACCTGGGTGAAGTCTTCACTGGAGCACTATGTCGCAGCGTTGCGGCGCAATGCCGCACTGCGTGATGCAGAAAAAACACTGACTGAAGCATTACAGAATTTACGTGATGCGTATACCTGTGAAGCAGCCGAGGATGCCCTGAAGGATGCGCAGAACATGATGGCCTCACTGTCGACCGGAAAGGGCGTCATTCAGCCGGTTCACATTGATGATGTCCTTCCGGAAGTGGTCGACCGTGTTGAATGCCGCAATCAGGGACTGGAGAAATCCAGGGCGCTGATGACCGGTATTGATGAACTGGACGCAAAAACGGGCGGTATGGAGCCCGGAGACCTGGTATTCATTGCCGCCCGTCCTTCGATGGGGAAAACCGAACTTGCGCTGGACATCATCGACAAGGTGACTGAGCAGGGGCATGGCGTGCTTCTGTTCACCATGGAGATGGCGAACATCCAGATTGGTGAACGTATGGTGTCTGCTGCCGGTGGAATGCCGGTATCCCGTCTTAAGTCTGTTGCCCGTTTTGAAGATGAAGACTGGGCGCGTTTCTCGCAGGGCGTGGGACGAATGACGGGGCGTAATATCTGGATGGTGGACCAGGCAAACCTGACCATTGATGAGATATGTGCAACCACGAAGCACCACCGGATGAAGCATCCGGAAACGGCGCTGGTTGTGGTCGATTACCTCGGCCTGATTAAAACCCGCAGCACGGGGCGTCACGACCTTGCTGTGGGGGAAATCTCAAAGGGACTTAAAAGCCTGGCAAAATCCGGCGGTTTTCCGCTGATTGCTCTGAGCCAGCTCTCCCGTGGCGTGGAATCCAGACCCAATAAACGCCCAATGAACTCGGACCTGAAAAACTCCGGGGAAATCGAGGCGGATGCCGACATCATTCTGATGCTTTACAGGGAGGAGGTATACAACCCGGAAACTCAGGCCAGAGGCATAGCAGAAATCAACATCACGAAACAGCGTAATGGCACGCTCGGGACCATTTACCGGCGTTTTCATAACGGACATTTTCTGCCTGTGGACCAGGAGAGTGCCCGGGTTCTTTCCACACCAATGCAACAGCCCCAGCCGCGCAGATACAGCAACAAACGAACTGACAGCAGTAAGATGGAGCGTTTCTTTTGAACAACCAGACAATGACTTTTACCCCTGAGCAATTACGTAAACAGGCACAGGAAATGTTGCGGCAGGCGGAACAACTGGAAAAAACAGGTGTAACAAAAGATGCCATTCGTCGGGATATGGTGCCAGCGCTCAGGGAACTGATGCAGGCAAAACACCGTGCACAAAAAGCAGTGGATGAGCTGGTGGATTGTGTGGCAGAGCTGGAAACCAGAGTTGGTAAGTTTGAAAAACTGGTGCAGGAGGTACTGCGCTGATGCGTGATATGTACGAAGTTTTAGATCGTTGGGGGGCCTGGGCTGCAGCAGATAACAGTGGTGTGGACTGGCAGCCGATAGCAGCAGGCTTCAAGGGGCTTTTACCACACGGTAAAAAGTCACGTCTCCAGTGTGATGATGACGAAGGTATCATGATAGACGGTTGTGTGGCTCGGTTGCGAAAGTATAAACCCGAAGAGTATGAGTTGATCATTGCTCACTTTGTTATTGGTATCTCATTACGCGCTATTGCTAAAAAACGGAAATGTTCAGATGGAACAATACGGAAAGAGATGCAAACAGCAATGGGGTTTATTGATGGCTGCTTGTCATTTTTCATTTACTACAATGACTTAAGTTCTATGTAAAATCGTTCTACTTTCCCAACTTTTATGTGTATATAATACCAGGATAAAGTAACGGAGAATCTTGTGAACATTCAGGCAGTAGACATTTTTTGTGGTGCGGGGGGCTTAACTTTTGGGCTAAAAAAAGCCGGGATTGAGGTTTCTCATGGTATTGATATTGATGAATCCTGCCGTTTTGCTATTGAGAGCAATAATCCTTTAACGCAGTTCATTAATCAGTCAGTTACAGAACTGCAATCCTGCGATGTGTCTGCTATGTTCAAGGAAGGAAATATTAGATTGCTTGCTGGATGTGCTCCTTGCCAACCGTTTTCCAAGTATCGTAATCCAAATAGCCGTAAAGACGATACAAAGTGGCGTTTGTTATATGAGTTTCAAAGGCTTGTAAGTGATGTCATGCAAGAGCTTGTGACGATGGAGAATGTTCCTCAACTTAGAAACCATAAGGTTTTTGAAGGGTTTGTTAGTGCATTAAAGACTCTTGGATATCATTTGTGGTACGACGTTGTAAGATGTTCTGAGTATGGCTTACCTCAAAATAGACGTAGATTAATTCTAATTGGTTCCCAATTGGGGCCGATCAGCCTTGATCAAAAAAAAGTTAGCCGTAAAGTTACTGTTAAGGATGCTATTGGTAGGTTGCCAAAAGTAGGGGCAGGTGAGAAGCTGGAAAGCGATCCCTTGCATCGTTCGCCTAA